AGTCTCCTCCCGAGCCTGAGCGTTTTCACGAGTTTTTTGTCGAAAGCTTTTTTGAGTAAGAATAACTAATTAGCAGGATTCCTAGAATTACAAAATCTAACATGAAAAAAAACACGTGGAAGGAAGTCGCAGGAGAGATCGGAGTTACTCCTCAGACTCTATCTAAATGGAGGAAGGACTCGGAGACATGTCCGAAGACGAAGGATATCGAAGCGTGGAAACTATGGTCCTTAGATCGAGCTAACTCGCAGGAAAAAGGAGGAGGGCGAATAGCTGTTGACGGAAGAGAATATACTGCTGCCGATATCGCGGATCTAAAAGCGAAGCTTATCGCTGCTCAGGAGCGACGAGAGAATGCTATGGCGCAGATCCGAGAGCTAGAGTTACAACAGAAGAAGGATAACTTAATCCCCGAGTCTGAAGCGGCCGAGAAGTTAATAAAGCTACTGACTCCGCTTAGGAGATTACTCGACGCTCTTCCTCGACAAGTCGCAGCGCAGGCTAATCCAGCTAATCCTAATATCGCGGAACTCGCGATACGGAACGGACTTGACGATAGGGTCTTTAGTGAGATAGCAAAGCTTTTCCTCTGACGAGTAGCCTCGCTATTAAGACGTGAGTCGGTTTAGTCGTGTTTACCGTTGTGACGCTCGTCAGAGGATTCATTTTATATAATATATATGCAGACTAACCTAAAGATAGACTCGACGGGATTTGATCGCATGATGCGAACTCTAACGAAAAAGACGGGTGCTAGTTACGAGAAAGTCCTAAAGAGCATGACGGGAGAGATCCTAAATAGCGCAGCTCGTAAGACTAATAAGGCGGATAAGAAAGCGATGGATAAATCCATCCGCCGCTCGCTCGCGGCTAGATTCGTATCGTCATCTGGGGATAAGATTAGAAAAGCGATAGACGGATCTTTAATTTATCAGTCTCAATCAATGAAGCGAGGCCACTGGATAAGGCTCCGTCGAGACTTCAAGCTAAATGCTATAAGCGATAAGAATCCGTCTGGGGCTATAATTAAGGGCAATCTAAAGACGAAGATAAATAGAGCACTAGCGGAGTATAGAAAGCGACAGACTGCTATACTAAAGTTAAAGAAGTCTAGAGTAGGGTCCTCTCAGAAGTCCTTCTTAGAGATAATGAAGAAGCTACGGATCCCTATTAAATCTACTAGAGGATTAGGAGCGGCGATGAAGTCTAAGCTAACTCCAGGACATGGTAAGGCGTTAAGCGGGAAGATTAAGAGCGATAAGTATGCATCGACGATTACTATTAAGAGCGAATCCGAATCAGCTCTTAATACTAGAGCAAGAGGGATAAACGCTTTCGCTGGAGCCATGAACGGGAAGGTAAAAGAATTTAATACTGCTCTAAAGAAGGATCTTAAGGGATATATAAAAGGCTTCTCCGCTCGTAATGGCTTCACTATTAAATAAAGAGCTGCATCGCTTATTCTCTCCGCGACTACTAAAGCCACCAGTAGATTGGGCTTTCGAGAACTGCGTCCTCCGCGATAACGTCTCCGAGCTTCCTGGATCTTTAAAGATCTTCCCGTATGCGGAGGAGCCACTTAACGCGCTTATTAATCCTACTGTTAATAAGATAACTCTCTGCTGGGGGTCTCAATCGAGCAAGACGACGACTATGTATGCTGGGATAGGATATCTCCTCTCGGAGTTTCCGAAGGATACGCTATGGATTATGCCTAGCGCGGAAAATGCTCGGAACTTTTCGAAGGGACGATGGCTTCCTTTTATCGACGACTGCAAACCTCTAAAAGAACAGTGTCCTGTTAGCGCAGCTACTGGGAGAGTCGATAACGATAAGATTACTAATATGCGTCAGGAGTTCTTATCTTGCACTCTAACTTTCGCTGGGGCAGGATCCGAGAATAACGTAAAGTCCGCCCCAGTCGCTTATCTGGTCCTCGACGAGATCGACGAGATCGATCCAGAGATCCGACTAGCCGCTCTCGAGCGAATTAAAGGACGACGAGAGTATAAGATAATCCAGACTAGCACTCCGAAGGAAGAGACAGGAGGAGTCTGGGAAGAGTTCCTTTACGGAGATCAGAGACGATATTTTATGCCCTGTCCTCACTGCGACGAGTCTATCGAGTTTACATGGCGCCAGAAAGATAAGGACGGAAATATCCGCTATTCGATATCCTTCGACGAGGAAGCGAAGCTCGAGGACGGGACCTATGACTTCGAGAGGATCTACGCGACAGCTCGATATCAGTGTCCGTGTTGCGACGGACATATCCTAGACGCTCACAAGTCGAAGATGGTTAAGAGCGGAGTCTGGAGAGCTTCGAATCTAAACGCTCCTCCATCGCATCGGAGCTATCATTTAAACTCTATATATGCGCCCGCGATTACGTTCGCTTCTCTAATGGTTAATTGGCTACAGGTAAGCGGATCCGCGCACGGACTTCGTAAGTTCGTGCAAGGAAATCTCGCGGAGCCTTGGAAGGATGACTGGGCTAACCAAGACCAAGCTGATGCGAACGAACTCGAACTCGATTACGAGCGAGGAGATCTCCGAGGGGAGTATCGGATAATGGGAGTCGATACGCAGACGGATTCCTTCTGGTATATCGTCCGAGGATTCGATCGAGACGGAACTAACTACTTAATAGACTTCGGCCAAGTCGCTTCCTTCTCGGAGTTAGATTTAGCTTACGACCGACACAAGTGTCACGCGGCTATAATCGACTGCGCTGGAGATAGAACCTCCGAAGTCTACGAGGAAGTCTTTCGTCGTCGCTCTCGTTGGTTCGGATCTCGAGGATGGAAGAACTTGCAAGGCGACCAGCCGTATCGTCTCCAGATGAAGGATCCTTTTACTGGAGATACTAAAGGACGAGGCGGTAGATCGAAGATCCGCTATCTTCACGTTAATAAGAGCATATATGAGGAGGACATGGCTCGATTGAGATCTAAGCAGATCTCGGGCTTCTTTACTTTTACGGACACGCCGAAGTTATACTATGATCAGCTCTTCTCGACTTACTGGACTAAGGAGACGGATCGGAGCGGACATATCAAAGTAGTTAAGAAGCTAAAGCGTAGAAAAGGAGACCACCTCTGGGACTGCGAGATCCTAGCTCGCGCTCTCTCTAAGTTTATCGGAATAGCTCGAATCGATAGAGATCAGATCTTATCGGAAGCGGAAGCTAAGAGGCCTAAGAAGAATCCAGCTACTAGGACTAAGAGCGCGACAGGATACTGGTCGTAGCTAGAGGACTAATAAAAAGAGAAAAAAATGAGAAAAGAGCCTTGACGAGGTATCTCTCCTCCTTCTCTATGTAGTCATCGAGGCGCTACTCGACTCGAACTATAACCTAAAAAATACGACTAATGAATAACGAAACTAACGAACTCCGCTCCTCTCTCGAAACGCTACGCCCTTCTCTAGAAGAGCATTACGTCGAGTATTACACAGATCTCCTTACTCGTCTTCTAGGCGATAACGGTAGATTAGATTATCGCGACACAATGTATTACGACGCTAATCTTCTCTACTCGATGACTAAATCGGAAGACGGATCCAATTCGTTTAAAGCTCGTAGACTTATAAACGTAGAGCGTATCGAGAGCGGAGCTTCTCGTTACGCTACTAACGTAATCGAAACCTTTATCGCTAAGATCGACTCGAAGCTAGGAGCTTTAGAAAGCTCTAAGCTTATCTCAGGTAACCGATTCTTCGAGTTCTTCGTCGAAGGAGTTAAGGACGGAAAGAACGTAAGTATCAAACAGTCTATGAGACAGAATTGGTCAGCTAACGGAAAACCTTTCGACCAGTTCCCAGCTCTCTGCTACATCGACGGGAAGAGAATTAAAGCTTCCGAATTTAAGAAGCTCTTCGCCTAAATCCTAATCCTCCTCGCTCTTCGGAGCGAGGAGACTTTTTTTAATCTCAATAATACGACAAATGAAAACCTATCTCAATAATTGCGGCGAAGAAGTCGCTCCTAGTAAATCCTCCTTTTCCTTCGAGGAGACTTCGACAGGAATCGCGACGTGGAAAGAACCTCAAGACTGCGTCCGCTGCGGAGGCAGCGGAATCTGGCGAGGAGGCTTTCACACAGGGGTCTGCTTCGGTTGCGGAGGAGACGGAGTCGGAACTCCTTACAAGATCAAAGGATACACGGAGGAAGCTTTCGCTAAATACGATAAGCGTCGTATCGCTCGAGAAAAGCGCGATCTCTTAAAAGCGGAGAGCGAGCTTTCTAAGAAGCTAGAGAAGTTCCGCGAGGAACTCGACTCGCTCGAGGATCTACGCGAGAAGCTCCGTCCTTCTCTATTGAGATCTCTCAATAAGGATCAGGGCGGCTTCCTAGCGAGCGTCGCATCCGAGCTATTATCTCGCGACTTCGACGATAACGGAGTAGTCGTCGCTAAGGATAGCTCTAGAAGCTATCTAGCTAACTCTTGGCTCGTATCCTCGGAGAAGTCGATCGAAGCTCTTAGAAGTATCTACGAGAAGAAGCTCGAGGAAGATAAGAAGAAGGAGTCCGCTCCTAGTTGGAAGGACGGACGCTTCGAAGTCTCTGGAGTTATTAAGTCTACTAAGTGGGTAGACTCCGCTTACGGATCCTCCTTAAAGATGCTAGTCGAACTAGACGACGGACGAAGCTGCTGGGGGAGCGTTCCTTCGAAATTAGACGAAGTGGACAGAGGAGATCTAGTAAGCTTTAAAGCTACATTTAGTAAGTCGAGCGACGACGATAAATTCGCTTTCTTTAAGAGACCTAGCGTCTCTAAGTAGGAATAGGTATAGTAAAAGTTAAGCTCCGCTCGTCGTCGTATTCGAGCGGAGCTTTTTTGTGTAAGTTGACATTCCGTGATCTACGATGGCATCTACTACTACTACAGCGCAGCTAATCGCGATCCGCGATAAACTCCTCCTAGCTATTATGAAACTAGCGGAGGACGGAGTTACATCTTATAGTATCGGAGATCAGAGCTTCTCTTTAGCGGATGTCGGAGATCTTATATCGCAAGTAGAGAAGCTAGATAAGCTTATCGCGCTAAAGGATAGGACTCTAGGAGCTAGAGGTCAGAATAGGATTACGCTTAGAAACTTTAATGGATAAAAACACTAAAAAACCTAGTCGCGTATCCTTCGCGATAAAGCAATTCGTCCGAGCCTTCCAAGGTTATGACGCAGTTCAGAATACTCGATATAGAGCTAAGAGAGGAGTTACTCCTATTCGTTCCGAGGAGGTCGAGCTTAACCAATACGATCGAGATCGACTCGTCTCTACTTGCTTAGAGTTCCGACGGAATAATCCTGTCGTATCTTCTCTATCGAGACTACGGAAGGCTGACGTAGTAGGACGAGGAATCGTTCCGCAGCCATCTACTGGAGACGGAGAGACGGACGCGAAGATCCTCGAAGCTTGGCACAAGTTCGCCGAGTCTCCAGAGTCGAGCGGAATGCTCGATATGCGAGAGCTACAACAGCAGATGATCGACGCGCTCTTATTCTACGGAGACTGCGGTCTAATCGTAGGAAAGGATCAGGTTCAGTTTATCGACGGCTCTCGAATCGGAAACCCTAACGGAGAATTTACCTCTAGCGAGGAATCGAACTATCAGAACGGAGTCGAGATCGATAATATAGGAAAGCCGACTGGATACGTCGTAGGGAATCGAGTCTCTGGGACTCTTCGAGATACTAAGCTTATCCCCGCTCGCGACTTTATTCCTTTCCTAAAGCGGATCCGTCCTAATCAGTATCGAGGAGTCCCAGAACTCGCTACTGTGGTTAATACTTTACAGGACTGCGACGAATACGATCGAGTCGAGATGATGGCCGCTAAAGTTAGCGCGTCTCTCGCGGTCGCAGTAAAGCGAGAGAACTCCTACGAGTTCGAGCTACAGAATCGACTAGATGGAAGCGAACAAGACGCCCTAGGAAACCTAGAGGAGTTCGAGCCTGGACGCTTTCACTACTTAGAGCCTGGAGAAGACATTAGCGTTATCGGAGCGAACGGAAGACCAAACGTAGACGGAATCGAATGGGTAAGCTATCTCCTACGTAAAGTCGGAAGCGCGGTCGGCATTCCGCTAGAGTTCCTCTTAATGGAGATCGGCGGCAGCTCGTTCTCCGCGTCTCAGGGCGTTGTCTTGCAATATCAGCAGACAGTCGAGAGCTATCAGTCGGATCTAATCCGAGTAATGGACCGTCTCTATCGTCGTTGGTTATCGCAGCAGATTGCTTCCGAGAAGATCGACGTATCTAATTCCGTTAATCCTTTTAAGGTTCGCTGGCAGCGTCCTGCGTTTAGATGGATCAATAAGTCGGCACAAGTAAAAGCCGATATGGAATACTTCCGAGCCGGCGCCATGTCTCTCGACGATATCACGGCTCCGTTCGGATATACGGCGGAGGACGTTATGGTCCGAAAGGCTCAGAACATAAGCCAAGCTAAGAAGATCGCTAAGGAGTATAACCTAGGATCTTGGTATGATCTAATCAACTTCTACAATACAAGCGCGAGCGCGAACTTCTCGGACTTAACTACAGCGGAGCAGTTTAAAGCTCAGAGAGACGACGCGGAGAACGACGACGAGGATGTCGTCGAAGAGCCGCTTATTACTAAGATCGGAGTCGGAGGCGTAACAGCGATCGCGGAGCTAGTTAAGAACTTAGGAGAAGGACTTATCGGAGCGGAGCAAGTAGTAACAATATTAACCTCTGTCTTCGGACTATCGGAAGAACAGGCTAGAAAGATCGCACAAACGAATGAAGACTCTTAGTAATAACGAGAAGGATCCTGCTCTAGACGCTCTAAGGCGCACAGGAGGCTCTCTAGTAGATAATAGCTACGAAGTATCTAGCGACGATCTAGACACTGCTAATGCTACTCTAGAGAGCGTAGAGGAGGATCTTCTATCCGAGACTTATAACGACTACCCCGAATCCGCTACGAATAACGCGAAGCGAGCTTTAAAGTATAAGGAGGAGAATCCTGATAATAAATGCGGAACTCCTGTAGGCTGGGCTCGAGCTAATCAGTTAGCGAAGCGAGAGAAGATCAGTAGAGATACGATCGCTCGGATGTCGTCCTTTAAGAGACATCAGAAGAGTAAGGACGTTCCTTACTCGGAAGGATGCGGAGGTCTAATGTGGGACGCTTGGGGAGGAACCTCTGGCGTAGAATGGGCCAATAGAAAGCTCGAGCAAATTGACAAGAAGAAGAAGGATAGTATGTCTAAAAAATTATCATTCGGTGTCTCTAGTATCCTCGAGACGAAAGTAGATAAGGATATCGGATCTATGTTATCCGTATCTTTAATCTCTATAGGACTAGCAAAGGGGCACGATCTCTACGTCGATAGTCGTTCCTTAGAAACTTTACTCGATCAGTTAGACGGGACTCGTCTTCCTGCTTACATAACTCACTCGGGTGCTATCTTCGAGGATCGTCTTACTCGCGAGATCGGATACTTCGATAACTTTAATATCGAAGGAGATCGACTCGTCGGAGACTTTAAAGCTTTCGAATCCTTCCGAGATGACGACGCTCGAACATATAATAGACTATTCGAGATGGCTGAGAAAATGCCCGATCGATTTGGCCTCTCTATAGTATTCTCTGCGACTTCTGTATGGTCTACGGAGGACGGAGACGTTCCATCCGAGGAAGCTCCAGATAATGCATTATTTGACTATCCATCTATCCGTGTAGAAGAAGTATCTAGCGCAGACTTTGTCGATAGTCCTGCCGCGAACGAACGCGGACTATTTTCTAAAATTGACACCAAACCCACTAACAAGATGACCAAAGCAGAACTTATCGAACTTAATAAAGAACTAGAGGAGCAGAATAAATCGCTCGCTCTAAGCGTAACAGAATCCGAAGCTCTACTAGAAGAGCTTAGACTCTCCTTAAAAGAAGATGAAGAAAAGGAAGAGGACTCTCTCGTAGAAGAAGAAGTCGTCGAAGTCGTCGAAGACTCCGAAGAGGAAGTTATCGAGGACTCTAAGGAGGAACTCGAAGAAGACTCCGAGGAAGAACTCGAGGATAAGAAAACTCTTCCAGACGCTCGTCCTATGGAGGAGCAGATCGAAGAACTCGAAAAAGACATCGCCTCTAAGCTCGAAGAGATCGAGGAATTAAAGTCGAAGCTCGAAGAGAAAGACGAAGATCTATCCGAGAAAGGCGAAGAGCTAGAAGAGAAGAGCGATAAGGAAGCAGAGATGGAATCTAAGCTATCCTCTCTCTCGTCTAAACTCCATACGCTCGAGAAGCTTATCGAAGGCTCTGATCTAATCGAGGCTCCTACAGGAGCCGAAGTCTACGAGCCCAGTAAAGCGAGTCGCGCTAAAGTTATCTCCGAGTTCGCAAAGGAAAACAATATCTCAGAGTTCGCAGCGACCCTTCGCCTCGGCAAAGATCGTCCAGAAATCTTCAAGGTCTAATCACTAAAATATAATTATCATGTCAGTAACAACTGTAAAAAACAATACCCGCACTTTCGTAGCAGGCGAGGCACTCGATGCCTATCTGCTTGTCGATATTGAGTCTGACGGCTCAGTAACTAAGGCTTCGGAAACTAGCACATCCACTCAAATCGGCTACACTATCGCTCCTGTCGCTTCTGGCGAAGCAGCTACAATCTCTCTCGTCGTTGGTGGTGGCACTAGCTACGCAATCGCAGACGACGCAGTCGCTATCGGACAAGTCATTTACTCTGCGGCTGGAGGTAAAGTCTCCGCTACTGGAGTCGGTGCGCAACGAATCGGACTCGCTGTTTCTGCAGCAACTGCAGATGGCGACGTCATCGAAGTTATCGCATACCCTAACTAATCTAAACTAAAATCATTATGTCAGCAACTACTGTTCAAAATAACTCCCGCACTTTCGTAGCAGGTGAAGCACTTGATGCCTATCTGCTCGTAAAAGTCGAATCTAACGGAACCGTCATAAAAGCTACTGCATCTGCAAGCGAGCCTAAGGTCGGATTTACTATCGCTCCCGCCGCTTCTGGCGAGGCAGCTACTATCTCTCTAACGCATGGCGGCGGCACAAGCTACGCAACAGCCTCAGAAGCTCTATCGATCGGCGACATCGTCTACGGCGACGCAGCAGGTAAGTTAAGCGCATCTGGCTCTAGCGGCGACGTCATCGGCATTACTCTAACAGCAGCGACTGCGGACGGCGACGTCATCGAAGTCACACCAATCCACTAATCAATTAAATATAATATATCATGAGCTTATATACTTCAGCTTCTTTTAACCCAGTCCTCTCAGAGGCACTTAACAAAATCGGCGAGAATCAATTCGTCGGAACTCAGATCCTTCCTGTTCGCGATGTCGCAACTAAGACAGGTCAGTATCCTGTATTCGGCGACGATCAGTTCGATCTTAACGCATCGGTAGCTCGCGCTGCTGGTTCTGCATTCGCTCGTCGCGACTTCGCTTACGGCCAGCAAGACTACTCCTGTCAGCAATACGCTCTCGAGGGTCTGCTTCCAGACGAAGATCTTACTAAAGCAAGCGACGACGGCGTATCCGATTCGGCAGCAGCTATCGCTCAGAAGCTTCAGCGCGATATCATGGTAGGCCACGAACTCCGTGTAGCTTCTGCTATCAATGGCGCAGCGTTTAACGCGACTGCTCAAACAGGCGGCGCGATGTCTGACGCAGACGCAGCTAAGCCAATCAGCTCGATCCAGAACGCAGTTGAGCGTCTCAACGGAAACGGCTTCTATGATAGTCTCGCTCTTATCATCGAGACTTCTCTCTTCAACGAGATGATTAACACTGTAGACGTTCGCGGGATCTTTAACGGAAATGGTCAATACACCAATCGCCAGGTCATCCTCGACGCTCTCGGCGTTAATCAAATCATCCTCTGCCCAACTCGCTACAACAGCGCTGCAAAGGGTAAAGCAGCAGCTCGCACTAAGATCTGGTCCGACTCGACTTACTTCGTAGGTCAAGTAGGCGGCGGCGACTTCGCTAACGGCGGCTTCGGTCGGACTCTCGCTTACTCTCCAGACGGAGGCGTATTCAGCGCAGAGACTTATCGCGACGAGCCTATTAAGAGCGATGTCCTTCGCGTCTTCAATAGCGTAGATGAGGCGATCATTAACACCAACGCCTGCGAGAAGATTACAGCAGCTTAATCGATCCTTATTACTTCTAGAGCCTCTCGTAAAAGCGAGAGGCTCTTTCGTGTTTACATTGCTACTATTATTAAATGAGCCTTACAGATTTGATATCGGATAATCTAAAGTTCGCGATCGCGCAGATAAACGTCTCGCTTACTTCTCTTCCTAGTAACGGAGAGACTTACTCTGCGAACAAGCAGGACTCGGAGTCGAGCTTCGAAATTTACGAGGACGGACGCGAGGAGTTAATCGATACTAAGTTCTATATAGCTCGAGCGGATTACTCTATCCTTCCGTCTAAAGGAACTATCTTAACGGACGGAACTACTAACTACAAGGTTGTAGGGGTCCACGACGACTCCGTCGGAGTTACTCGACGACTCGACTGCGCGGCTCAATATCAGAGATAAAATGGGATTCTTAGACTTAGAGACTAACTTCGAGGACGCTGCGAAGATCTTTCTAGAAACTGCGACAGGGCTTCCTGCTTCGAGCTTCTACGCTTCGCTAGATCAATCGACATTCGTTTCTCCTCGTCTTACTATACGAGCTGAAATAGGAGGAGCTGACGATCCTCCTACAGTCGTAGCAGGAGACGTTCTAGAATATACGCAGTATAATTTGACGCTCTCGATATCGATCGTCTCAGACGCTGCGATAGACGGAACGCAGACGAATCACAGATCTTATCGAGAGTCGGTTCGCGCTGCGATGCTTTTAAACGCAGACAACTGGACGACCCTAGACGATGGAGTTCCTATCCTGCCATACTATCAAGTTAAATACATGAAGCCGTCTGGGACGGACTTCGAGGTGGACGGAGATCTGGCAGTCTCGACTCTTACTTACGAGATGAAATTTACGATCAATCCAGATCAGTTCTAAAATTGACAGTCTCTGCTTTTTTGAACCTCAACTTTAAATTTAAACTTTAATTAACAAAATCATTATGGCTATTATACAAGACGGAACCGAGCTTTTCGGTATTAACGAACCACAGTTCGACGGCATGATCGTCGAAAGCT